GGAGTATCAGGTGCCGCACCAAACTGTCTGATAGCAACAGGATTTCCGTCAACATAAACTCCAGCACTCTCATACACGCGCAAATTCATGTTAGTAATCTTCTTGCGTTTCATAATGTTCTGTCCACCACGAGTACCAGGATTTGTATTGAGTGGCATACTTTTAACCTTTACAGGGAAGTTATATCCAGCCTCGATTTTTCTGCTAGAAAACCCATCAAGCTCTGCCGCAGTAATAGTTATGTCGCCATTAACACCAGTACAAGCGCGACTAGGAAGGACATCACCATCTGCAAGTACATCAACATTAGCGCCAGATAGCTGTGACCCAAGAGACACAACAACGTCACTGCCTGTAGTTGTTGCAGTCTTCTTGACACTTCCATCAAGCATTCGGTCAAAGTTCCAGCGCTCCAAAACATTGAACCCACCTGAGCCGCCAATGCTTCTACTTGCTATGACGTACAGCTCACTTCCAACTGTGCAGCATGAGTTTAGAGTATTTGTTACTCCTGATGGGTCAGACGTAGTCCATCGCGTAAATCCGTTAATGTCTTGATTCCGCATAGTGTTAAGTACGCCAGCGTTACCATCTTGGTTAATAATAAATAACCAATTGGAGTCTTCTGTCGTAGAACCCTTTAATATTGCCATGTCTTTTGGATTGCCAATTAACTGTGATGACAAGACAGATATGTCATTAGAGGTATAAGCATCTTCGTTGAAGCTAAACAAATATTGACGCAGTGTACTGCCATTCTTGTCAACAAACAAAGTGGCCCCATCAATAGACTGAACTTCTAAGGGATATGAGCCATGCTGTGTTTGAGCAACAACCTCAATAGTCGCTGGTGTAAAACCTTTAAGCAAGAACTCAGCTCCAGAACAGAATATCTGCAATCCGCGATCTGGGTTAATATCAACAATGTTTGTTAGTTCACGAGAATCAATAGTGACAAAGATGCCTTCATCGTCTTCACCCTTCTTGGAATAGAAGTCAAAGAAAGCGCCAGACCTGCTTGCCAATATACTTTGGGGCTTAGACTTAGTTCCACCAAACCACAAGCGACCCTCGTTAAATACGCCCATCTTTGGAAAGCCTCTAGTCGCACTCCACACATCTTCTGTTCTAGGGGTTCCTTCAGTATCTAAAGAGAAGCCAATAGTGTCGCTAGCGTCACCGCTTGTAGCAAATCCTGCAAACAAACCATAGCTGTTAGCAGATTCGCCAGCCATAGTAATTGTAAAGTCGTGTGCATTGCTTTTTTCTACTGTTACCCCAGTAAAGCCAAATACAGGCATATCTTGCAGTGCTTGTTGCATATTAGCGGCAGTAGAATTTGCTTCGTCTCCTGCGGTAGAACCTGCAAAAGTAATGTCCTTGCTCAGTACGCCATCAACATCTATCTGGTATGTTTGTCCGGCATGAAACCCAGTAAAGGTTGCCGTTTGAACAGCAGCCACAGGTATAGGGCTAGACGCATCATTGTAGTCATACTGAGGTATATTAATAAAAGTCTGAATGTTGCTTTCAAAAGCATTGGTTCCATCAGTGCCATCGAACACAATCTTGTAAGGATAGTTGTCCTCTTGAAACAGAAGCATTACGTTTTCTGTTTGTGCAACTCTTACGCTACCTATCTGAGAACCGGCAGGTGTGCCATAAGCACCAGTGTAAGGCATTGGAATGTCTGCAACATATACGGTGTCGCTAGAGCCTAAATGCGGAGTACGATAAATACGCAGGTTATATTGCGTTAAGACACACACAAAGTTGTGGTCTGGAGCGTACTGCCACTCAAAAACCTTTGGCGCTACGTTAGGTGCAACTGCTCGATGAGCATTAAACTCGCCAATGTTAATCTTGTAGAGTGCTGTATTACCTAGATTTGTGGTAATTCGCCAGTAACGATTGTTGGCATCAGAAAGTGATGTAACGTCATAACGCTTACTAACACCTCCAATAGTAGGGTCACTTGAAATTGAAAAGGTTTCCCAATCAGTCCAAGATGATCCGTTAGCTGAATACTGCAATGTTAAAGTTTTACTTACATCTGCTGTGGTATTTTGCTTTGTTAAAAATGCGTTCTCAACGGAAATAAATTCAGGAACGTAAGAAACAAAGTCATACTGAGCAACAACATAAGGGGAGGCAGAAACACTATAGTTTGTCGATGCTCCAGTTAAAGGATCGCCGTCATTTATAGCACTGCCAGTTCCACCATTAGGCATGGTCGGAGTAACAGAAGTCTGACGAACGAGAGGGCTTAGAACCCCATCAATATGCTCTAATCCAGGTCTTCGCTTAACGCCACCCTGAGGAACGATAACAACGCCCTCGGCTTGCTGTGCGCCCTGATAGTATTGATCAAGATCGGTACGGCCTCTAAGTAATGGTGACAACTCACCACTAGCAAAGCTGGTTTGCTGAAATTGTGACTTAGGCATTAGTACCTCACGTTAATAAATGGCTGATCCTGAATAGGTGTCTGGGGATGTTGCTGTGAATCAGTGTATCGAGCCATACGACTAGAGTTCAAGTATTGCTGGGCTAGTAACTTCATAGAAGAAGCACTGTCACGAATGGATGGAGCAAAGTCCATAGCCAAGGCATACTCAATCATCTTGGCAAAGTAAGCTGGCCATTCTGATTCTGAAACATTAGCAATGTAATCGCAGTAAAGCGCACCACTATAGTTGCAGTAAACCTTATCGCCAAGTATTTGATACGGAATGCTAGGGTCTATCTTAATAAGTGTCAGCATGTCAGACGGAAGCTGATAAATAGATTGCCACTCACTGCCAACAGGAATATCAGTAGTCAATGACAGTTGAGCTTGTTTGCGAGAAAATCCCCAGCGAAATTTAGACAGTTCGTTTTGTACAATATTGTCATACAGGCTAGTGGCTACAACCTGAGCGCGAGTACCGCTAGTCAGGGATGTCAGTGGCACATCGCCAATAAGAATAAGAGCATTATTAATTAACGATAGCTTACTGTTTGCCATAAAAAACCTTTAGATGTAAAGAAAGGGGCCACCGGAGCAGCCCCATTCAGTTTTACTACTTAACTATTACCGATTGCAGTTCCAGAAGCCATAGTAACAGTAGTGCTACCGTTATTAGCTACACAGAATGAAACAGTAAAATCGACAGCGTTAGTGTCAACTACAAGTACAACGTCACCAACATTAATCTCATCCTTAGCAGGAAGAAAAAAGTTAGCGCCAAGTACAGTAGCAACAGCTTCTTCAGTAGCATAAAGCCATACTGAACCGCCACCTGATCCGCCTACGCGGGATAAACCTGATCTTGCAAAAGCCATGATAATTCCCCTTATGCAGTTTTGTCGTATTGAACTTTAACGATACCAAGACCGTCACGAGAAACAGCGCCAGCCTTCAGCATACCGTTACACAACCAAGAGGTGCGATCAGCAATCCAATCAACGTCAGTCTTGATGTCGATACCGATTGCAAGACCAACAGCGTCCTGAGAGAAGAAGTATGAATCAACGATGTTAGCAGCTTCAGTCAGACCACCTTCAGCACGATCTTCGATAACTACGAACTTAAAGCCACCGAAAGTATCAACGTCACCGTTGACCAGAGCTTTAACATTGTTGTAGTCAGAAGAAGTGATTTCTTCTTGGTTAAGCAGACCACCCAGACCCTGAGCATTGATAGCAGCATACAGGTTAGAGTTAGGAACGCCTTGAGCGCGAAGAGCTACCTGAGCTTCAATTACTTTCTCAGTAGTTAGGTTAGTGCCGCCTTCAACTACAGTACCAGCGTAAGTAGTTTCTGCGTCCATTGCATCGATAACCAGCTGGTCACAACGACGACCAAGAGACTGTGCGATAGTGCTTGCAAGTTCCTGCTTCTCGTCAAAGTTTACAGTCTGAGCATCAAACATATCTGTGTATTCTGGAGCATTCCAGTTTTGCAGAGTTGCAGTTGCGAAGCCGTGAGTGATGTCCATAGGAGTTACTAGATCAGAAGTAGACTTCTGGTTAGCTAGACCCTTACCCATGTTACGGAATTTGTAGGTGTCACCTACTACGTTGTTTCGTACAGTTACAGCGCCTTTCAAAAGGCCAGCGTTTTGGTATGCGTGTTTAACAAGACTGTCAAACTCCGTTACCGCTACGGATGATAATACCTTACTCATAATGATTTCCTCGAAAAAGAGTAATAAATAATATAAAAGTTTTTCAAGGTTTTAGCTGAGTACCCGAGTAAACTTGGTCAGCATTCAACCTAAATTTACTGGGCCTTAATAGAAAGGGGTGTCCAGTGTGCCGATTATACACCTTTCACCCCATAAACTCAACCAAACGTGCGGGTATGAGCCTTGTCGCCACCAAATTCCTGCATCATCTTCTGGATTTTGGCTTCATGGTTAGCATCAATGCTACGGAGGAGTTGTCCATTCTCGTTCTTCATAAACATCTGAGCTTCAATGTCAGACCAGGTCATGCCTGTGGGATGCTGTCCACCATCGATGGGTAGCTTAGTAGGTGCAGTAGCACGAACCAAATACTCTACCAGCTCAATAGACTTAGCATCAGTCACAAGATCACGAACCACTTCATAGTCGTCAGCATCTAAGTTGTTCTTTAGATAGCCTTCAACATTCTTGATACGCTCTCCGGCATTGTCACCTAGTCGTGCAATCTCTTGCTCTTGGGTAACTTGTTCTACTGCTTCACCCTGTGCTGACAGCAATTCCCACGCATCACCAAAGGCTTCTTGGCTCATACCTGTCTTCTCAGCAAACTCGGTCAGTTCTTGCAATAGGGCATCGTCAGACTCAACTCCTTCTGGGCCAGCATAGCCATCTTTTGGTGCGCCAGTAAAACCACCGAACTTCTTTTCTAGTTCAGTATAGGCTTTGGCTTGTTCAGCGACAGACTTATACTTGTCGCCTTTGTACCATTCGGGTGTCTCACCTGTACCCTTGATACCATCGGATAAAAAATACTCACCTTCACTTAGTTCGGGGGAGCTTGCATCCAACAGGGTTTCGCTTGTTGTTTCTTCTATTGCGGCCTGTTCTTCACTCATAATTATTCCTTACAATATTTCAGCTTGTTGCATTTGGTTGATAATAAATTTAACAACTCCCGACTCACCGTTATGGTAAGCAGCCTCGTAATCAACATTGGAGGCACCAAAGGGGGTGTCGTTATTGAAGATAAACCTCCGCGTCATGTCCTCAAGTACGCGCTTCCCGATCGTGACTGGGAAAC